AGTTGGCACAACTTCAACACGATCTACAATCTTTAAGTCAAGAGCAAGTTGAGGAGTTGCAACCATTAAAGATATTCCAGTATCAACAGCTGCACGAAGGCTCTTTAAGAAATCTTCAAATAACTTTGATTCTCTTAAGTTAAAGTATGCGTCAACAACTTCTGCTCCGCTAAATGCATCCTTTTCATTAGATTCATTTGGATAGTTTTTAAACATAATCATGTCAAACTTAGACAAATCAATATCATTAATTAGATCAATATATCTTGCTGCATCTGTTACTGGATCTTTAAATGTTCCAGCAAGATTAAATAAAGCAATGTCTGCTAATTCTGGTCTTCCAAAAGGACTCACATCTTTTATAAAGTTAGTGGTTCCTATATTTCCAATACCATAAGCTTCTGGTTTAACAAGGTCAGATACCCATTTACCAGTAATATCTACTGGGAATACATCCCAACCTTCATATTCTTGTGGAGGCTTAGTAAAGTAATCAAGAGTTGTAAGCACATTTGAAGATTCAGTACTTGAGTATGGACCACTACCAAAAGGTGTTCCAGTTTGTTCAGCTGCTGTAGGCCAGAAGTAAAGCATTAATGCTCTAGGTCTATTTCCTGCAGCTTGTGAACCTTGTCCAATTTCTGCAGTAGCAAAAGCGGCATCTGCTTTGACTGGGATAATATTAAATGAAGCAAGGTAGTTCAGAATGATTTCTCTTTCAAGAACATATGAGCCTCTATTTATAGATATTGCTGAGATATTAAAGTCAGAATAAGCATCTGGATCATTTGAGTTGTATCCAATTTGTCCTGGAGGATAAGCAATAACTCCAAAGCGCTGAATATCTAATTTGCCATCAATCCATACCTGCATACGAGGAGTATTTTGATCAACACCATCGCCTCTGCGTTGAATAATTACATGGTGCCATTCACCATCTGCAATGTCTTTAAATCCAGTAAATTGAATCTCTGAATTGCTAGTTAGCAATCCAAAAGATTGATCAATTAAACCAGTAAATGCAATTTTTCCATCTTTAAGTCTAATTCCAGTACGCTTTTTTCTAGAAAGAGAACTTGCTGGATTTCCACCATAAAATGCACTTGCAATAAATTGATTCTTTTTTGTTGTCTGAATCATTAATTCCATTGTCCATGTATCAACTGGAATTTCTCTATCGCCTTTTTCTAAAGCAATATTTTTTAAGTTTAATGCTTTTCTATTTACTGTATCAAAATATCCAGCACCTGCAACAGGTAGTGGAATATCATACAAGTTATATCCATAATTAGCTCGTAGTGGACTTCTATTATTATGAGCAGTCCATCCATCATATCCTCCGCCAAGATAAATATCGCTTGAAGTGTTAAAGAATGTTATTAATCCTTCATCAGTTTCTGTCTGATAATCTACTTCAAGAAGTCTCTGGTACCACAAGTCATCTGATACCAAGTAGTATGCAGGAGGTAATTGGAAGAATGCAGCTGCTCTTAATGGATCAGTTTTAATTAATGCACCAAGAGTAGATGATATTGCTGGATCAACCATTTCTGCTGGGTTAGCAATTGCTGGGCTAGCATTCCATTTACCTGGAATTAATACTCTTGGATCTGGGAATGATGCTGATGCATCCATATGAAGAACTTGTTGGTTTTCTCCAATGTCAAAGCCTGGATTTTCTCCTTGTGCAGATGCTTCCATTGGCTCAGCAAGATTATCTGTGTTGTCTATAGCCTCAAAGTTAGGGTCTAAGAACATTGCATCTACAAGCATTGGAGGTATAAATGGGAATACCTTTGGCAATTCTGCAGATGCAGTCATTGGTGTTTCTACAATTGTAGGACCAAAGCCAGCTGAATATGTTGGATCTACAAACAAGCTTGATGCAGTCCAATCCATTTGCTGTGACACAGCCTGGAAGTGGTTAAATATTTGTTCTGCTGTAAAGGCATAATTGTAAACAGATACTTCATCAATAAATGTTGATTTAGATTGATTAGTTGCTCCAAATGTATCTGCTTCTCCACCAATGATTAATAAAATCTTATCTGTTAATGCTCTAGTGGTTGAAGTTGAACCCATCTCAACTCCATCAACATAAAGTTTAAGTGTTGAGCCATCTGTTGTAGCTGCAACAAGGTGATACTGTGAATCAGCATATGTAGTTGAAGTGGTAATTGTTTCAAATCCTGCACCGTTTCTAAGTCTTGCACGGAAAGCTCCGCCAGGCACCATGATTAATCCAAGACCAGATCCGTAATCTCCACCAAAATGACCAGATGCAGCAAGTAGATTAATTACGCTAGGAGCAGTTCCAGTATCAATTTTGACGTAAGCCATAAGTGTTTGTGAGTCATTTGTGCTAAATGTTCCTGAAGGAAATTCATGGACTTCACTTATTTTTGCATTTGTATTAGTTATTCTGTAAGATTTTGTATTTGGTGAAAGTTGACCATATGTAATGTTTCCGCCAGTTGCAACAAGGTTAACGCCAGATTCAGTTCCAAAGTTTATTGGTGCACCAGATGCTTCATTAAATCTAAGGTCTACTAATGCTCCTCGTGTTTCAGTTAAATCATTAAATGAGTTATTAAAGCTAATTTTTGGAGGTTCCATATTTGCATAAGCCTGGAATTCACCTTGTGCTGCATCAATAATGTTATTTATAACAGTTGTTGTAATTGCTGAGAATGAAGATATAAAGAATTGAGAAACTGAGAAGAAGTCTCCACTTGCAGCTGTACCATTTGAACCAAAATTCATTAAATTTGGTGCAGAGAAGTTAGAGTAATTAACTGCAATATCGTCAATTAATGTACCGTCTACATAAAGATACATGCGTGATTGGTCATACTTACCAACTACAAAGTGCCATTCATCATCGCAAATGCTTCCAGTTGTTGATATCTCGTGTAAACTGTTGGTATTCATTTGGAAATAAAGTTTTCCAGTATTGTTAATAGTAAATCTATTATATCTATTATTAACAGTATTTACTGCATTCCAGATTTCTGAATTATTATCTGCAACTGCTGAATTTGCTTTAATCCAAAATCCTACTGAGAAATCTCCATCTGTTATTTCTGGGCTAATCATTGTAAGGTCATTTAGTACTTGATAAACTGCACCATCATTAGCGCTACCAGTAATTCTTAATGCACCAGATCCTTGAATTCCGCCAAAGTCTTCGCTTGTTGAATTTCCTCCAAAGGCAAGTGATGCAGTTCCGCCTGTACCGTAGTTAACAATACTCTTTACTTCATCAAACTTGTACCACTGTTCTAGTGGCAATGTTGAAAGGTATGTGTTTAAAGTTGTAAATCCATCTCTGGTGCTATTGTAATGGTCTCCAGATGCAGCAGATGCTGTTGCTGGTGTCTCAACAATTACTATACCTATAGATAAACTTGGATCTACAGCAAGGGCAGATGCAGTGGCTGGAGTATCTGTAACAGTTCTATTTGCAAACTCCAACATGTGATTAGCTACAAATGTATCTACTTCTGCATTGGTTTTACCACCAGAAATTTGTGATCTATAAAAAGCATAAAAGTCAATTGTTGCTTCTGAATAACCTGATGGATTTCCTCCGCTTGTATTAGAATATGAACCTAAGTTAACATATCCACTGTAACTTAAGTTACCTTTTGTTGCTGTTGTGCCAATAAGAACACCATCGACATAAAGTCTAAAGCCATTTGTTTTGTCCATATACGACATTACAACATGGTGAAATTTTCCATCACAAAGATTAGTTATTCCAGTTATGCTATTGCCACCATAAGACTGTGTGTTAAAGGTTGCTTCAATAGAGCCAGATGATGTAATTGATAATGATGTAGTTTGTAAAGATGAAAATAAAGTTACTGATGTAGCTGGAGTTGAGCTTCTTTTAAATACTATTTCATGAATTATGTTATTGATACCATATGCCGCACCCCATTGATGTAATACACGACCATCTGAACCAAAATCATAAGAAGCATTTCCAGTAAGAGAGCTGGCATTTTGTGTTACAGTTCCAAATTGACTAGATGAAACAGAAAGTCCAGCACTGTTAACTTTTTCAGTTGATGATGAGTCTAAGTTTGTTGCAAGTAAAAATGCTTCGTCTGCTTGGGCTACTGTATATAATGACATAAAAATAGGCTGCTGGCATTAAGCCGCAGCCCGTACTCCAATTCTGATTAGTTCTGGGTTTATTGATGAGATGCTGTGTCCGCCTATAGAAATGATTGGAGCAAAGGAGAGGTTGGAGACTACTGGAGTAAAATCACCAGAAAGAGACTCTACAGTAATTTGGACTACGACTAGACAAGCATTTGCTTGAAGTGCGCCAACCTCTACCTTTGCATCCATGCGTAATTACCTTACGCTACAGTGATTCGGACTATACCAGTCGAATCCCATGTGATTGTGAAGTTACCATTGGTTGAAGACTGGTCTGAACCGAAGTCAACATATCCAATGAGAGCTGATGTGCTTGCTGTGCCTGTTGAATCATATACAACTGCATAACGAGCTGTGATTGTTGATGAAGACCATGTAACATCTGCAGCGTCAAGAACGATTACATTTGTACCTGAATCGTATGTTGCTGTCTTTGATGATAGTGTGATTCCACCCTGTGTGTAACCAGTACCTGTTACTTCATTCGCTGAAACATCGTTGAAGTAGTCATGTGTATCCTGGTTAGGTGTGTAAGATGAAGTAAGTAGAGCAACCTTGATAGTATCTGAGTCGAAGTCTACTTCCTTATTGAGGGCCTTAAGTAGGAAGTTACCGTATAGTTTAGAAGCCATTAGTCAATTCCTCCTTATGCCGCAGCTGTCTTGCGAACGATTGCGAATGCCTCAGCCGCTGCAACAGCGAAACCACGACGAACACGAGTCTTTAGCAAAACGCCATCTTTTGAGAAGTCTGCATCACGAGATACAGCTGATTCAATTGTGCTACGAACACCGTTGATCATCATGTTGCGATTACCTACGATAAGTAGTGGGTCGCCTGATGGAGCTGCTGAAGCAGCTGCTGATGTTGCTGCACCGTATGAAACTACCATTGGATATCCAAATAGTGATCCTGGACGAGCTCCAAGTGGATCTGGAAGAACTAGGTTTCCACCTGTTGTTTCCATGTTACGGATGTGTGCAAGCATCTTAGGGTGAACGATGAATACTGTGTTAGCAGCATCAAAGTACTTGCTTGATTCAGCCTTGCCTAGAGCGTTAGAAATATCTGCAAACTCTAGATCTCCTGCTGTTGAGATAATGTTGTTTCCTGAATCGTATTGTGACACTGCGTAGTAAACAGAGTTAAACGGTTGTCCGTCATCTCCATCGCCTACAGCTGTTACGCCAAGGCATGCATTGTCATACTTACGAGCCCAGAGTGATGCCCACTCTCTCTTGTATGTGTTCAAAGTATCTACCAATGAATCATTGATATCTTCCTCTGAGATGTTGAAAATCTGTGCGTACTTGCGAGCTGTTAGAACAATCTCATCCAGAGTTGTATCTGAATTTGGAATGTCTACGCCTTCTGCAACGATAACTGGTGCATCTGATACGAAGCGTGGAACGCCTTTTGTACGAGATGACATGTTCTCACGACGAGCAAATGCTTCTACAACAGAGTTAGCGATTGTTGCTTGAATAGCAACGGAACCAACTTCCTCTGGAATATAACCATTACCTTCGGTGAGATCTGTGCGACCTGCGGCCATAGTATTTCTCCTTTTAATTAGTTAATTTGGGTTTTTTGAACATATAATCGTCCGAATATATTAATCACAACCCAAATGTCCATTTAGAGTTGTATAGGACAATTATACCTTATATCTTATTTCTTTAAAACCATCTGCGCCTGCAAATCTGAAGCAGATTTAGGAACTTGCAATGAAGCACTTACTCCTGAGTCA